GAACATGTTCTGGAGGTTGATGTTGACGAACCTGCTCCCGTGTTGGAGCCCGTAGCGGATCTTGAGTTATTAGAAGCCCCCATTTTATATCATATAGAAGGGGTGTGGGGATTCTTTTTAGATGTGATCAAGTTGGTGTGTACTATGCTACGCCAAATAGAGGTTCAATTGCGCATTGGTGGTGCGATCGTTTTAGCGGATGCCATTATCGCGTTCGAGGTACGTGTTTTAGCTGAGTTTGTCGTAGCACACGAACCGTTATCCGAGATAGTTGATGGCGTGTATACAAATGCCAGATTCTACAGACCGATTACGGTGACTGCCCAGTTATTGGGCCGACAGACTTTATTATGGGACAGAGGTTACAACGCTTGGAGTATGGTGGCAATATCCAACTTGTATTATAGGTTTTTGGAGCGTGAGTTTCCTTCTGCTAGTGGTAATCAACATTTGATGCAACGATGTGTTCAACGCATTGCTGCTAACCCCCCTTTCCAATTGGGGTATAATTCAATAGTTGCCCACAACACTGCATTGTTTTACAATCAGCAGATGTTACAGCAAGGTTATGTTCGAAGGATGGTTAATGGTCCATCTGCTCCGAATCCAATTATATTAAACTAGAGGATGCCCGACTTGAGACCTTCGGAAAGTCTCATGTTGGGCTATATCGACAAGTTGACGTCGATTGTCTAGTTAATACTCCTTTTGTCAATAATAATCACGTACAGTACACACGGGGCCGATTAGGATACGACCCCTTAAATAACTTATTCATAGGTGGCCATCCACCACTTAAACAAAAAATATCATATCGAACTAAGTTCGGTCCATGCATTTCACATAAAGGTATAATTTATAGGGAATCATTACACAACGTTTCCCGCGCCATGAAACGTATTTCATGCGAGCGCTTACCCGGAACAGGAGTGCATTGGACCTTGAACAACAATCAGGACATATTTGATCCTTCGCAGTATTCTTTATTTCAAGACCTCAAGCGACACATTGATGAGGAATTGATTCGCCGTGAAGATTTAGGAGTAGAGATTGAATCAATTAATTATGCTTTAGAAGCACACCCAAAGAGAAAGTTGAGACTGGCAGCATTGCGAGCCATCATAGAAGGAAACCGTCTGGATCATCCCACATATACCGATACCGTAGAATTAAAACAGAAACTTGGTGAATATGCCAAACCTGGAAAAAATCCGCGGATGATTGGGGATCTTACAGTGGAAGGCAGCCTTTTAGGTGGATACGTTTGCAAATTGGCCAAAATCTTATTTTCTACACACAGTGGTGTATTGCAATATATTACGCATAGTTCACAAGAAAAC